TGAAGCAGAATCCTGCGGCTTTGAAAGCTGGTCAGTTTATGCAGTTGCTTAATCCTTTCGGCACTGCCGCGCCAGTTGTTAACTCTGCCGTTGGTGCTGCTCGTCTTGCAAAATGATAGATACGATTCTTAAGTTCGTTGATGTTTTGCTGCGTTCTGGCTCAGCGGTCTGGGAGGCCTTTAAGGCCGTTAAAAAACTTTTTAAAAAGTGAGGTCTATATGTCTCGTCGTCGTCATAAGCTTTCTCGTAAGGCATCTAAGCGTATTTTCCGTAAAGGTGCATCACGTACGAAGACTTTGAATACTCGTGCTACGCCTATGCGTGGCGGTTTCCGCATTTAAGCGTTAACCCTATTTGCCTGCCGCGGTCGTCATAGTTATCATTTTGAACATCTCAATTTCATTTGGAACTTCGCTATGGCTACTGCGGCTTTTCGTTTGACTCTTAAAGACTTTGGCGTCTGCTGGCTTATCCCTGGTGAAGAAAGCTATGTTGGTCGTCGCAAGTTAGTGACCTGGACGCTTTATCGCGATAGTCCTTGGGTCGCTCTTTGTTCATTTCAGGTTCGTTCTCGTTCTTCTCGTGAGACGATTCTTCGTGAGCTTCATATTACGTGTCTTGAAAAATGCCTTGCTTTCACCCGATAACGGCTTACCGTCTCGCTGGTCAGAAGACTAAAGATGGACAACGTAATGCGATTACGTTTGATCCTTCGAAAGCTATTCCGTTTTCTGAGTTCAAAATTCCTTGTGGCCAATGCATTGGTTGCAGGCTTTCTAAATCTCGTGAATGGGCCGCTCGATGTGTTGTTGAAGCTAAGTCACATAAGAACAACATGTTTTTGACGTTGACTTATGACGATGCTCACTTGCCTGAAGATGGCTCACTTCATTACGAGCATTTTCAGCTGTTCATGAAGCGCATGCGTAAATACTTCATGAGCCGTTTTGGTCAACAGCTTCGCTTTTTTATGTGTGGTGAGTATGGCGATAAGCTTGGCCGTCCTCACTATCATGCGATTATTTTTGGTGTGACCTTTGTTGATAAACAGCTCTGGTCGATTCGTCGAGGCAATAACTTATATCGTAGCCGTACGCTTGAGAAACTTTGGCCTTATGGCTTTAGTTCAATTGGTTCAGTCAACTTTGAGACTGCCGCTTACGTCGCTCGTTATGTTACGAAGAAAATTACAGGTCCTTTGAAGCTTGAGCATTACGACGGTAAGGTTGCTGAATTTTGTCATTGCTCGCTTAAACCTGGCATTGGTCATGACTTTTGTGAAAAGTACATGACTGATATTTATACTAATGATCGTCTTATTCTTAGCGAGAAGATAATGATGTCCCCTCCGGCTTATTTTGATAAGTTGCTTGAGCGTTCTGATATCGTTCGCTTTGAAGAGATTAAGCGGCTTCGTGAGAAACGAGGTCGTGATTTTGAAGATACTGGCGAAGCTTCGCCGCAACGTCTCTCAGTTCGTGAACGCGTCCAAGAACTGAAAGCCGCCAAACTTAGACGCGTTATGGAAGAGAATCAATCATGATCCTTAAAGTTTTTTCTGTTTTCGATTCGAAGCTCCAGGTGTTTAATACACCTTTTTTCAGCCGCAGTGCAGCTGATGCTTCTCGGTCTTTTTCTGATCTTGTTCGTGATAGTCGCACTACGGTAGGTCAGCATCCTGATGATTTTTTCTTGTATGAGATCGGTCAGTATTCAGACGAAACTGGAGAGCTTGTAGCTTCTGCCCCGACCCAAATTGCCGCTGCGACTGCTTTTGTTTCTGCGATTGAGGACCCCAAAGCGGCCGCGCCTGCTAAGTCCGAAGTCTAAGTCCAGACGCGGCCGCAACACGGAAATTCTTTTAATCAGTCCTCGCGTAGTGTGAGGACTTTTTTGTATAGAGCTTATATGAAGTTCAAAATTAATCACACACACGCTACTGCCGAAGGTATTGTCTTTACTGACCCTTCGATGACTCAACAGCATTTCAAAGATGAAACGATGATTGATAACATCCTTCAGAAATATGCTGAGACAGGTTTTTTGACTGATCCTTTTTCGCCGAAGCGCCCAATTCAGTTTGGTGACTTTTCTAACGTCACAGATTTTCAGACTGCTCAGAATGCTGTTGCTCGTGCAACTGAATATTTTGAAAGCCTTCCGTCTAATATTCGTTCGTCTTTCAATAATTCTCCGCAGGAATTTCTTAATGCGCTCAATGATCCTGAGCAGCGTAGTAATCTTGAAGAGCTCGGCCTTGTTGCTCCTGAGCCTTCTAAAGAGCCTCAGCCCACTCCCGCAACTGAGGTTAAACCGTCTGATTCTGACAACAACGGGTAATTACTAATAACCAATATAAGGGATGGTTTCCATCCCTTCAAAACCCCTTTGATCGCCCGCTTGCGGCGATCTTTTTTTTCAGATATCTCAACGATTTGCGCACGGGTACACACCGGAAACAGTTACGTACTTGATGTAACTGTTTCCGGTGACACTCCGATGCGCGTGCGGGTACCCAACGCACTGCTCGGATGTTTGCTTTCTCCTTGCTTTGTGGTATATGCTTCTCCCTACGGTGATAAAGCTTTTAGAGTCTTGGTTTTAGAGCCGTAAGGCGATCAGTTCGGATGAGAGGGCTTTAACGAACTGGTCGCCTTTTTTGTTATCTATAGATTTTGGACTTTCTAGATGTCATCAGTTAATCGCTCTACTCAGCATCTGTTCTCTCAGATTCCTTCGACTCAGATTCCTCGATCTGTCTTTGACCGCTCGCATGGATATAAGACAACTTTTGATTCTGGTTATCTTGTACCTTTTTATATTGACGAAGTTCTTCCGGGAGATTCGTTTAAGCTGACTGCTACTTTGTTTGCTCGTCTGGCTACGCCGATAGTTCCCTTTATGGACAATCTTTATCTTGAGACTTTCTTTTTCTTTGTTCCTAATAGGCTTGTTTGGGACAACTGGCAGCAGTTCAATGGTGAGCAGAAGAATCCGAAAGATTCGACGGACTTTTTAATCCCTACAGTTTCAGGCACGAATGTCCAGAATCAAACGCTTTGGGACTATTTCGGCTTGCCTACGAATGTGGATAAAGCGCTTAAGGTTAATGCACTTCCTTTCCGCGCTTACAATTTGATTTTTAATGAGTGGTTTAGAGACGAGAATCTTCAGGAGTCTTTGACAGTTCCGACTGGCGACGGTCCTGATAATTTGTCTGACTACACCTTAGTTCGTCGTGGTAAGCGTCATGATTATTTCACGTCATGCTTGCCGTGGCCGCAAAAGGGTCCAGGCGTGGAAATTTCTCTCGGTGGCTCTGCGAAGGTTAATGGCGGCGTTACTTTGGCTGCTCAGTACGGGTCTTATCATGTTGATAACGGCATTGGTTCTGTTACCAATTGGTCTGATGCTTATCGTGTTTCTTATACTGAGCCTGTCACTTTAGGTGCGAAGGATCAGTCTTGGGATAGAATCGTTAATAAAACCATTCCTTTGACTCTTACTGCAACTGATGCTCCAGATCCAGGTAGGATTTCTTATTATGCTGGTCGTGGTTTAGTTTTATCTAATGATTTGTTCGCTGATTTGTCTACCGCTACTCCAATTTCTATCAATGATCTTCGTCAAGCTTTCCAGATCCAGAAGCTCTATGAGCGTGATGCTCGCGGAGGTACGCGCTACACAGAAATCTTGCGTTCTCACTTTGGCGTGATCTCGCCTGACGCTCGTCTCCAGCGTCCCGAATACCTCGGCGGTTCATCTGCTCGTATTTCGATCAATCCTGTTCAGCAGACTTCGGCAACTTCGGATACGACTCCTCAGGGTAATCTGGCTGCTTACGGCGTTGTTTCAGATTCGTTCCATGGTTTTTCGAAGTCTTTTGTTGAGCATGGCTATGTCTTCGGCTTTGTGAATGTTCGTGCTGATCTTACGTATCAGCAGGGACTTAATAGGATGTGGTCGCGCCAAGGCCGCTTTGATTTTTATTGGCCTGTGCTCGCACATCTTGGCGAACAAGCTGTTCTCAATAAAGAGATTTACGCTCAAGGCACTGCTGACGACGATAAAGTCTTTGGTTATCAAGAGCGTTATGCTGAGTACCGTTACTATCCTGGCCAGATTACTGGCAAGTTCCGGTCGACTGATCCTCAGCCGCTCGACAGCTGGCATTTAGCGCAGAAGTTCAGCTCTTTGCCAACTCTTTCAGCTCAATTCATCCAAGATGTTCCGCCCGTCGGGCGTGTAATCGCCGTTCAGGATGAGCCGCAGTTTTTGTTTGATTCGTATATTCGTTTGAAGTGTGCTCGTCCGATGCCTGTCTACTCGGTGCCTGGTTTGGTTGATCATTTTTAATGGAGTTGATATGGCTTTAGTTTTTTGGCTTGCTGTTGTTGGCACAGTTGTTATTTTTGCTTTAGGACAGTAATTATGGGTTTCGGTTGGGCAGATGTCGCCGGTGCGGTTGCTAATTTAGGCAGTTCTGCGTTGTCTTCTTATGTTAATTGGAAGCATCAGAAAGAGGCTATGAAGAATCGACATCAATGGGAAGTCGAAGATCTTCGTAAAGCAGGCCTCAATCCGATTCTCTCAGCTGGCGGTCAAGGTACTTCTGGCAACGCTCCGGTCGTTGAGCCGGTTGACGTTGCTGGTGCTATGCATTCCGGCGCTGATAAAGAGTTGAAAGAAGCTCAGACTAAGCAGGTTGAAGTTCAAAATTCTGCGCTTGCCGCCGATACAGAGCTTAAGAAAGCTCAGACTGAGGTAGCTAAAGAAGCCTCTACTCTCACTTATGCGCAAGCTGTTGGTCAAGGCTGGCAGAATCGCATTTATGATG